GACCAGCTTGATGTGAGAGTTTTATGAATACTTCAACTCACAATAAACAAAATAAATGTATATCCTCTCGTGGATGGATGTTAGTAAATGAGTGTGAAAACTCGTTGAAATCACTCCTACCACCACCTGAGGCCGTTATCAGAATTCGGTTAAAACTGTTTCATCGTTAAGCGTGGAACCGCTTATTGGGATGAAACACAAGTAATCTGCGAGGAGCATAATGACGACAGGAAAGATCACCCTGTCGTTTGGCTCGCCTAGCTAGGCTTGTGCGTAAGCACCAGTAATGTTCTCTCAACACCTTTTGGCTAGTTGCCTGTGAAGAGAAAAACCCGCAATCTCCTGAGGACCAATAAGGAGACAATAAGACGATGGATTGGCGTCAACAACCCATGGAAACAAATATCACATACACCCCCGTCACCCCTTTCGACCCCCCCCCAACAACAGCAGTACGCAAGTACTACAATGTAGAAAAGAAGGCCAAGTGGCCCAAGACAGCGTTTTCAGAGAAGAGAGTCGCTTTCCACACGGAAGAGACTGTCATCCCCCAGATTCGCAAGCCGTTTGAGAAGGAGGCGTACCACGTCTTCATCAACTTCGGCAACATCGTGTACCGCATTTCCAATGTGCAGTATGCATCAGAGGTCTACAGCTTCATTCAACAGAAGCAGAAGGACTATGTGAAGGCAACAAATGCCACCAAGGGGCGCTTTGGGCGCCTCTTCAAGCGAGAGAAACTCCCATCTTTCTCGTTGTGCCACAGGGGCTACCTCATCCGCAATGATCGGATTGAGTTGAGCACATTCAATGTGCCCAACGGAGCCCACCTCGACATCAACATGCACCTTCTCATGGGTGGTGCACACCAGGAGATTCTTCTCCCCACGTACTCTCACGTTGCAGAATGTGAGAAGCAAGTCCTGGAATCCTTTGAGGTTCAGTCCTCGGAGATTCAGGCAACCATCGACTATGGTCTCCTCAAGATGAGGAACCTGTTCCCGGCTGGAGAGTTGAGTACTTACTGTGCTAAGCTCTTCGAAGACATCATGCTGCTTATCAATGGCATCGTGAAGTCGAAGTCGAAGTACGACTACTCCATTGCGCTCATCACGTTTGTGAAGTTGCGCATGGATGGTCCGCTGTTCAGCAGCAAGGTCCTATCCTGCCTCACGGAGAAGTTCCTCTCACTGTTTGAATCCTTTCAGGTTCAGAGTGTGGAGGACACGTTCTCTGATCTGCGGGACTACCTCTCGTACTACGAGCGTGTCAAGAACTCGCCCGTGTTCGCAAAGCTGTACAAATTCAGCATGTACGCCATGAGTCTGTCTCTTTTTGAGAAGCTTGGCGTCACCTTCGACACCTTCAACTACTCCAAGTTGGAGGCAGAGGCCATCAAGCGCCAATACCACATGGGGCCCGACTTCGTTTACACGTTGTTGGACACCGTGTTGTTCTTGTGCCAGAGAGGGTACCAGTGCATGGTCACTGGTTCCCTGGAGCCAATGTACCACTGCGGAAGTGAGTACCAGAAGTGGTTCGACGAAGCGCTGCACCTCAAGCGTGTGGCTGCTCAGTTGAGCTTTCCAGAGGCCCATGGCGTTGATCGCCACAAGTATCTCGCTGATTTGCGAGACCACATCGAGAAGGGAATGTCCATCTACAAACACGCTGCTCGTCTTAGCAACTACGACAAGAAGTGTGTGGGTGGCATTCTGAGCGACCTCAACATGTTGCTCGACAACGAGATCACCAAGCGTGAGGCTCAGAAGGAGCGCGATGCTCCATTCTCTGTACTTCTGTACGGAGGCTCAAGCATTGGCAAGTCAACTCTGACTTCCATGCTGTTCACTCACTATGGCAAGGTCTTCGGACTTCAGACCGGAAGTGAGTACAAGTACACACGTAATGCCAACGATGAATTCTGGTCGGGTTTCAACTCGTCCCAGTGGTGTGTACAGCTTGACGACATTGCGTACATGCACCCGAACAAGGCTTCTGATGGAGACAACTCTGTGATGGAGATGCTACAAGTCGTTAACAATGTGCCATTCATCCCGGCACAAGCGGATCTTGCAGACAAGGGTCGCACGCCAATGCGGGCCAAGCTCGTGTTGGCCACGACCAACTGTGAGGACCTGAACGCCTACTTCTACTTCCAGACCCCTCTGGCAGTACGACGTCGGCTCCCTTTTGTCATTGACGTGACGACCAAACCTGAGTACACGAAGGATGGTTGCATGTTGGACAACACCAAGACAGCGACAGTCGCAGGCGAGTACTGTGACTACTGGAACTACACGATCTACCGCATCCTGCCTGAAGGTAAGGAGCGGGAGCGTCAGCGTGCTCGTAAGGAGAAGATCCACGAGTTCACTGATGTGAATGATTTCCTAGCATGGTTTGCGCAAGCAGCCAAGGAACACGAGCGTGTCCAGAATCTGGTACGCGAGAGCGGCTCCAACATGGAATCCATTGTTGTGTGCCAAACTTGCTACTACAATGCTGAGAAGTGCAAGTGCGGACTCACCGTCCAAGCAACTATCATGGGTGACAACGGCGTCACCGCAGCTGCTTCCCCACCTACCTGGTGGGAAATGGTGAAGTTTCAACTCGTCGTCTACCTGTTGTGGTTCCTGAACTCGGAGCCCTTCATGTGGGCGATGCAGTTTGGACTCCAGACTGCATGGTTTCAGCGTTGGCTGGAGCGGCGTGTTGTCGCGCCCGAGGACCGCATGAAAGAATTGCGTCCCTACTTCTACGACATGGGAAACCGTGTCAATCGCACGATGTCCAACTACCGCACGGCGCTTGGCATTGTCATGATCATCACCAATGTGATGATTGGGTACAAGAGTATGAGCTTTCTGCTTAAGACTCTGTCCCCAACCAAGAAGGAGGAGCACGAGTTCGACGCACAAGGTCAGTATATGTCTTCTGACATTGGCACCACGCCTACACCCAAGGGTGATGAGCGTGAGAATGTGTGGTACAAGGATGATTTCGAACTGACCACGTTTGACGTGTCGTCGGAAACAACGAGTCGTTCTACCATCCCACACAATGAGATGTGTGAGCTAGTGCAGAAGAACACAGTTCACTTGTCCAGCACTTGTGAAGGACGTACACAACCAAAGGTTATCCGAGCTACATGCTTGGGTGGCCACTTGTATGTGTGCAACAACCACGGTCTGCCCACACAGGGCAAATTGCGTGTCAACTGCGTCTCACGGCGAGTGACAGATGGCATCAACGCCAACATTGGTTTCAACTTGAGTCAGGAAGAGATTTACCGAATCCCTAACAGGGACTTGGCATTCTTTCAGATTCTGAACACACCACCCCGCAAGAACATCAGTGGCCTACTACCCCAGTCTTTTCTGGGAGGCATGGTCAAGGGTACCTACGTGGGCACCACTAGCTCAGGTGACAAGTTCATCAAGCAAGTGGCTGCGATCCGACCTTATGACTTCAGTATCCATTCCGATGGAGTGGAATTTGAGGGCAAGGGATGGTTAGGCAGTGTGAAGGAACCCACCCAGAATGGCGATTGTGGATCAATCCTAGTTGCCGAAACTGGTCGTGGACCAGTGTTACTGGGTCTGCACTTTGTGGGCGACACCGCTAGCTGCATGGCTGGCATGACGCCCCTAGTCCAGAAGGACTTCGCTGACGCGCAGGGCTTCTTTGTGAGGCCCATCATTGAATCGAGCACACCCAGGCTCAACTCAAACACGGTCAAGCACACTATTGGTGACCTACACAGCAAGTCTGTGTTCCGGTACATCGAGAGTGGTGCAGCACACGTGTATGGGTCCCTTGAAGGGTTCCGGGCGAGACCCAAATCGAATGTTGTCCCCACTTACATTGCTGAAGCAGTTGTGAAGAGGGGGTACTCAGTCGCTCATGGCAAACCCGTGATGTCTGGATGGCAACCATGGCGTGTTGCTGCCCAAGACATGGTCAACCCAGTCACCCAAATTGATGGTCGAATCCTCGACCACTGTGTCAAGTCGTACACCAACGACATCTTGGCCAACTTGAATGAGGAAGACCTTGCCGAAATCATGGTCTACGACGATGTCACTACTCTGAATGGAGCGGCTGGCGTCGCATACGTGGACAAGATGAACAGGAACACCAGTGCTGGTTTCCCCTGGCGTACCTCCAAGAAGGCTTTCTTGGTGGACATTGCGCCTATTGGTGCTCTCACTGAGCCCGTGGAGGCCACCTCTGAGATCATGGACAGAGTACAGGACGTGATAGCTGGATACAAATCCGGACGTCGCTACATGCCTGTTTTCACTGGCCACCTCAAGGACGAAGCGACAAAATTTTCCAAGATTGCCGCCAAGAAAACCCGTGTGTTCACAGGAGCCCCATTCGACTGGTCGTTTGTGGTGCGTAAGTACTTGCTCTCATTTGTGAGAGTGTTGCAGCGCAACAGGTTTGTCTTCGAGGCAGCCCCAGGAACCAACGCCCAGTCTCTCGAGTGGCAGCAAATTCGCAACCACCTCACCAAGTTCGGAGAGGACACAATGGTCGCAGGTGACTATGCTGCTTTCGACAAGACTATGCCACCCTGCATCATTCTCGCAGCCTTTGAAATCATGGGCTCGATCTGCAAGCAAGCAGGTTACAGTGAGGAAGATCTGAGAGTGGTTCAAGGCATTGCTGAGGATACCGCTTTCCCGTTGGTTGATTTCAATGGGGATGTGGTAGAGTTCTTCGGCAGCAACCCGTCCGGGCACCCCTTGACTGTCATTGTCAACAGCCTCGCAAACTCCCTCTACATGAGGTACTGCTATGCGGTTCTCAACCCAGCAGGGCACTGCAAGGACTTTCAAGCCAACGTCGCTCTCATGACGTATGGTGACGACAATGTCATGGGTGTCAGCCCCAAGGCCCCTTTCTTCAACCACACTGCCATCCAGGCGGCGTTGGCTGATGTTGGGATCAAATACACCATGGCAGACAAGGAAGCCGAGTCGGTACCTTATCTGCACATCTCACAAGTGTCATTCCTTAAGCGGGAGTGGCGATGGGATGAGGATGTAGGAGCATTCCTCGCCCCTCTTGAGGAGGCGAGCATTGCTAAGTCACTCACACGAGTAGTGGCTTCGCAGACAGTGCCACCAGAGAAGCAGGCAGTTGACGTCATGTCTTCGGCTTGCAGAGAATACTTCTTCCACGGCAAAGAGACTTTTCTTCAGAAGAGAGACATGCTGTTGGAAATTGTACTAGAGTGTGAGTTGGACGCCTACGTGGAGTCCACCACATTCCCTACCTGGGAGCAGTTGAAAGACTGTTTCTGGAAGAACAGCGAACATGTCCTCTAGGGGATGTGCATGGACCGAGCAAGTCCCTAAACTACCCGGCCTTAGTTGACAGGTCGCAGCCAAAAGTTAACACATATACATATTTACTGATTTTTACATATTATATATTTGCACAATTGTATAAATAGCGTGGATGTATGTGTTTACTCGCCCGGGCGTTCCCCGAAGCTCCTATTTAGGAGAAGTGCCTGCTGGTCACTAAAAAGTGTAAATACCTCTGCTGAGGTTGGGTTAATCCAGCAGTTGTAAAATGACCCGGCAATAATTTTAATAAAACTCCCGAATTGAGTGCCGCACGAATGCGGAACTTTAATAGGCGCCTGTCCAAAATTGAAATGGATGTGGCGCTTTTGCATATTTCACAAAAAGAAACTTCAGAAAAATTAGAAAAATTCACAGTTCAGTCGGCTGACACCGAAAACACCCCGACTGAAATCGACCAGAAAGAATTGGTTGAATTCGCTGACGCGCCACAGGCAGCAGAGGTGGGGCACACGATGCCTTTATCCTCCATTGACCTGAATTTGGACTCCGAATATGCGGACTTGGGTCGCTTCATGATGCGACCAGTCCGAGTCGAGAGCTTCGAATTGGCTCTAGGTGAGACAACCGCCTCTTCATATCGTACATTCAATCCATGGCTTCTTTTCTTTTCTCACCCAAGTATCCAGAACAAATTGGACAATTTTGCATACGTGCAAGGTGATCTTAAAATCAAAGCAGTGGTAAATGCGTCGCCGTTTCTCTACGGAGAGTACTGGCTAACTACGCAACCACTATGGAAGAATTTCGGTGAACAATTTGGCTACACAGCCATCACTGGAAACGACAGAGTGCCTCTATCGCAGAGGCCACACATTGTGATTCAACCCCACAAGAATGAGGGTGGCACCATGGCCATTCCCTCCATCAATTACCGTGATTGGATCCCAACCACGAGTGCGGGTATCGAAGAGTTCAATCAGTGCCAGCTGTTCGCCATGGCACCCATCAAAAGTGCCAACGGTCTTGCAGCGGGGCCTGTCACTGTCAACGTTTATGCGTGGATGGAGAACGTACGCTTGGCTGGTAACACAGGCAAGTTCGCAGTTCAATCACACGATGAGTATGGGCAAGGCCCTGTCTCACGGGTGGCTACAGCTGTCTCTGGTATTGCTTCCAAATTGGAGCATGTTCCGGTCATTGGGCGGTTTGCGAAAGCAACTTCCCTAGGAGCGGACATTATCGGAGGCATCGCAGGTCTGTTTGGTTTTACCAACGTACCTGTAATTGAAGACTCCAAGCCTTTCAAGAATCAGCCATTCCACGCTTTTGCGTCATCAGAAATTGGTGTTCCGCTAGAGAAGTTGACACTCGATCCCAAGAACGAGTTATCGATTGATCCAAGCATAGCCAATGCAGAATCCAAGGACGAGCTTGCTCTCGCCCACTTCTGCTCTCGGAAGAGTTATATCGTCAATGAGAACTGGGACAGCACTGATAGTGTGAACACGAATCTTATCGAATCTCGTGTTACGCCTACCATGTGCAAACCAGTGTCCATAGATGGTGTGATTCGGTGGTATGATACCCCAATGGGACTAGCCTCTCGCCTATTTTCAAACTGGCGTGGAGACTTGATCTACACAATTAAGGTTGTGAAGTCACAGTACCATCAGGGGCGTCTAACCATCTCGTTCGACCCAACAGGTGCATCACCGTTCGGCACGAGTCCTGAGACCCTGGTCAACACCTACGTCATGGACATCTCGACTGAAGATGAAGTCCGTGTGCGGGTGCCTTACATGGCACCCGCACAATTCCTGCGCATTGAGCCAGGAATTACGGACAACATCTACAATCAGAATGGCCCTGCCGTGAGCCGAAGCTATAACTCAGATTATGATAACGGAATCCTCCGTATTCGTGTTCTGAACAAGCTCACAGGTCCAGATGCGACCGCCCAAGTCAACATCCTCGTTTTTGTCGAGGCTGCAGACAACTTTGAACTGGCTAATCCCAGTGATCCGGCATTCCACTCTTCCATCTTCGCGGTGCAGAGTGCGGACGTCAAAGAAGTGACTCTCGGTACAAGTATCCCCGTCCCAGCTGACACATATCTCGCCCACTTCGGTGAGCGAATTCGTAGTCTGCGTTCCGTGATGAGACGCGACACCTTCCATGGTGCCGCAAAATTCATTACTTCTGGAACGTATGCTGAGAGTGGGGCCAATTACTATGTCACAAGGTATGATCGCAATATCTATCCTTGTTACTACGGTTTTGACCCCAATGGAGAACATTCAGCGGCAGAGATTGTTGGTGCTGGAACAGCACCCGCAAACTTTTTCCGCGATACCATCTCGAACTACATCCAAGCTTGCTTTGTTGGAGTACGAGGGAGTTACAACTACTCCATCAATCCACTGTTCAGTGACAGCAACTGTAGCTTGACTGCGATGCGTCGCAACGAGCCAATTACAGGAGCTTTAGCAAATGCAGTGGTACACAGCAATTCCCG